GGTGGACCGGGCGCATAGCTCAGTTGGTAGAGCAGCTGACTCTTAATCAGTAGGTCCAAGGTTCGAATCCTTGTGCGCCCACCAAAGATTTCAAACACTTAAACCCGGTCGCGAAAGAACATCGCGGGAACGTGCGACAACTATTTTTGTCGCATTTGCGACAACGCCACAAGTTTCTCGGCCTCGTGCCGGGCTTCCGCCTTGGTCGGGCGGCCGGTGACTGAGCGGCGCAGGGGTTCGTCCTCGAAATAGAGATAGAGGCGGCCTTCGACCGTTTGAACCTCGAAACTCTCCTCATGTTCGATAATGCGCGGCTTCCAGGAGAAAGCATCGGCACCTAATGACAGTGTGCGCTTGCCTAAAATATTGCTCATCCCGCCTTTGGCTCTACCTGCGCCCGATCACTCTTGTTGCCCTGCATTAGACAGGTGCGGATTTCGGTCAGATCGTAGCGATCCGCGCCCGCTTTTTTCAGGTCCGCGAGCGTTAGGCCAAAATCACGCATTACGTCGCACACCATTGTTGGCTCGCCATGCAGCCGATTGACGGCGGCGAGCGCCGCAGCGATCCCTTGATAGCGCGCGCGGCCAACGTCCTCGCATGCAATGGCATAGACCTGCTCGGGGACGGTTTTTGTCTGTTTCATCCCGCCATTTCCTTGGTGACAAAATCCGAGAGCGTGTCGATCGCGCTGTCCGCCAGCGAAGGGTCGCGGCCAAGATAATGCTTCACGATGGTTTCAACCGACGAATAGCTGTGCCCGCTCACGTCGCAGATGGCCTTGAGGTTGACGTTTCCGGCCTTCACCATTGCGCGATAGGTGAGAATAACGAATGTGTCGCGCAAGTCCTGATCGCGCTTGTCGGCGCAGGCCGGCATCGGCTGCAACAGCCATGTGATCTGGTTATGCAGCCGCGTCATGAAATCGGCACCGAGTTTTTCGGGGTCCGCGATGACGGCCTTGCCATCCAGCAGGATGACGCCATGCACGGCCGCGCGGCGCGCCTCGGTCACGCGATGGCGATAGGTGGTCTTGTCGTAAGGCAGGCCGGTGCGCTCATCGACAACGATGGTGTTCTGGCGCGTGCCGAATTTCAGGCGCACCGCGCTGCCGCGTGCGCGCGCACTGTCCAGCCGTTCGGCAAGCTGCGGCGCTTCCTTGATGTGCAACAGCACGCCGGTCTTGGATTGCTGGAACACGCGGCGGCCATCGACCAGCCCCTTGTCCTGCAATTGTCTGCGGTCGGTCTGCCGCTGTCCGGTGAACAGCCCGATGAACCAGCTATCGCCGATCGACGAATATCCGATCAGGTCGGCGGCGGCGACAATCTGCGTGAACTGATCGAGAGGGATCAGCATCACGCGGCCGTGCGGCCGCTCGAATTGCATCCCGATCCGCGGATTGTCTTTCAGCCGCCACTTGCTGCTTTCCTTGCCCCAAGTAAAGGCGGCGGAAATGACGCCGATCATGGCGATCGCCATGTGATGCCCGCGCGCCTCTCCGGCATACTCGAAAAAATCGCGCAATTCCGGCGCACCGATCGCGGCCACCGGCCGCGTCGCAAACTCCTCCTTTTCGCGCAGCGGCGGCCGAAGGCCGAGCATGCGCGCGGCCTTTTCCCGATCGCGTCGCGCCTTGGCCTCGGCGCGGGTTTCCGGCTTGAAGATGACGGCGCGCGCCGCCATAGCGTAGCTGTCGAATGCGGCTTCGCTGATTGTGGATTTGGGTTTCTTGCGCGCTCCCGGCGTCACACCTTCGGCCGGCTGGCCGGTCTTGCTGCCGTCGCCGATCTTGCGTTTCATCGCCGCGAGAAAGTCGGTCAGCAGATCCTCGACCGTGGTTCCCTTGGCTGCGCGCGGGGCCTTCGGCTTGGTGCCGGCCTTGATTGCTTCCGCGATTTCATCCCGCTTGGCTTTCGCCCACAGGCAAGCCTTCTCGTAGGTGAGCCATCCGCCCTTTTCGTCTTTCAGGTCGCAAGCCTCGTAGCCGAGTTTTCGCTGTGCCGGTCCCGGCTCGAAACGCGGCCGCACCGATCCATCCGGCTGCGGCCGCATCTTCACATAGGGGTGCGGCTTGGGCTTGGGCTTGCGCGCCATTGGGGTCCGGCTCCTCTCCGGGCGTCGTCTGCGGCGCGGTTCGGCCGCGCCGGGGCAAAGTCTAGCCCCAATGCGCCCGCGAGGGCCAGATGCGGCGGCGGTGCATTCTGTGGGTGACGGCCGCACCGGCGAGCGCGGCCAGGACGGCGAGGATGAGCAAAATGCTCATGCGCTTTGTCTCCCGTAAACCCGCCGCAAATAATCCTGATGCTCCGTGACCGTTTGCGGCGCGCTCGGCGGGGCGGTGTCATTGGCGGCGCGGCCGATCTTCGGCGCATGCGGATGGTTGCGGCCGAGCCACGCATTGATCGCCAGCACATCGAAGCGCGGCCGGCCGATTTTCGACACAGGCGGCGGCATGCCGTCCTGTTCGATCATCTGTTTCCAGCGGCCTTCGCGATAGATCGTGCGCGTCCGCATATTGAGCGCCTTGGCGATGTCGGCGAGGAAGCAGGTTTCACGCATCGGCGGTTTCCCCGCGCTGCTTGAAGCGCCTGATGGCGGCGCGAGCGATGCGCGCGGCTTCATCGACAACCTCAAAGCCGCCATTGCGACGCCTCGACAGGGACGCGATGCGGCGTAACGCTTCCTGCATGTCGGCAGGCGTCCCGGCGCAGGCGCTACAGAGCGGCGGGACCGGATCGGGATTGATCTTGTCCCTGCTCTCCGTTTTCACCCAAGAACAGCCAACCTCGCAGGCGCGATCATCGGTGCAACCGCAGACGCGGCAAGCGTCGTAGCGGATGCGTGGTGTTTTGCTCATGTTGACCTCAGAACAGAAAATCGACGCCGGCGATCGCTTCATCGCAGGCCTCGCAAAGATCAGGGTCGGTGTGGTGGGGATGCCGATGCTTGCGCGGCGGGGATACGCGGCACCGAAAGCAGAGATTGGCGACCAGGGCGTTGAAGCGGTCGCGCCCTGCAAGGGCAGCGGGCAGCGATGGGGCGGGGGTGAAAGCCTCTACGGATGCAGCTAGGCCCTGCGGTCCGCATTCTTGATCCTGCCCCATCGCCGTCTCCCGTTGCCGCTCCGAACCTTCGACCGAACGAAGCGGCACACCGGGGATAGCACAATGGTTTTAATGTGCAAGTTTTATGATTTTGGTATAAGTTGTTTCACATGAAACACTTGAGACTGTTATGGTTTTCCGGGTTGGGCGTCAGGTCAGCAGCAAAATTGTCAACACCCAATTGGTCGCCATAGCGAGCGGATGCATGAGCAACAGCGCGGCCTTGCCTGCGATCCTCTGGATTGCGTTGGCGCGGCGTCGCCACTGGCCGGCTCCAACGGGCCGCTCGGCTTTTTCATCCAAGGCGTCGGCGAGTGCGGCGGTGAAATGCATATTTCGTCGCAAGGTGTTTTTGTCGAGGCGCAAGGCGATCACCAAATGGCGATCATTCTCGGCAAGAATGCGAGCCTCAGTGTCGAAAAGCGTTTCCGAATAGTCTCCTTTTAACATGGCGCCCTCCTTTCCATGCAATTTTCACACTGCGCAATGAACCGCGCGCGGTTCCCGAAAGCGAGGGGAGGCCGTGAAACGTTAATGATAATTTTTCGGAATGGTTAATCAGAATGCGCCGCGCAGGCTGGTTGACACCACGCCGCGCACAATCACGCGGTCATTGTCCACCAGAAGCGGCTTGCGAAACGAGGTGTCGAAAGAAGCCGCCACTAGATAAGGAGGCTCAAAGACGCGGAAAATAGCCTCCGGTTCCTCGGCCCCGTGCGTGAACAGGTGCGCCAAGACGACATCGCCCGCCGAAGGCGCGGCGGCGGGATCGACCGCCAGCAGGTCGCCCGGCATGTAACCGATCGCATCCAGTGCGCGGCCTTGCAGCCGCCAGATTTGCGCGGCCGGCAGACGGTTACGGATCGTCTCGCACCAGGCCCAGGCCTCGCCATCGTCGCGCGCGACGCGCACGCCTTCCGCGCCGATGCCCGCCAGCGGCGTGCCCGGCGTCCATGCTTCCGGTCCCGGCACCATGAAGCGGGACACCAGCCGGTTAATCGTCAATTGCGAGAGCGTACCCGTATAGTTTTCATCGTTGACGATGCGGGTGAGGGCGCTTTCCGACAGGCCGGCGTCCGCCGCAAGGCGGGATAACTTGCGCCCGGTGGCCTTAACCAAAGCCTGAAGCCAGCCCCGATGCAGCGCGTTCAATTCGCGCTTGGCGTCGGATTTTGCGCTGATTTTCGACAGTTTGCGGCCCCGGTCTGCGACTTGGCAGACCGCTATATGCAGGGGCACAGATGGCGATACACCACTAAACATTTCTCTTGCCAGTCTGCCGCAAATCAGATCGTACTTTGAAAGTTTTCACATTAAGGCACGGATCAACAGTTATGTCCATCGCCAGTCCAAGGGCAAAGGCCCTCGCAGAGCGGGTGAAGCGGCTGCGGCTCGACAATCTGGAAATCGCCAATGGCGCAGGCCTTAACGAAATGACGGTCGGACGCGCGCTGACGGGCCGCTCAGAACCGCGTCCCGACACGCTCGACAAGATTGAGGCTTTTGTCACCGCGCAGGAAATCGTGCAGCGCGACGCCTTGGTTGAAATGCACGGCGCGCCCGAAAAGAAGGACGCGGCGGCATGACATCACTCGCCGACATCATGCGCCATCTGCGTCCCGGCCGGCGCGAAGTCCAACCTGATGATTTTCCGCCCATCGGCTTTGAGACGCGCATGCCGCATTTCCGCGAAGGGTGGCGGGCGCAATATTTTTGGCAGGGCCTATTTGTCGCTGTTCTTCTGGCCGCCGCCATCGGCCTGATTGTCGGCACGCTGCTTGGTCGCGTCAACGCCGCCGCGCCGATGCCTTATGGCGGGCCGGTGATCAAATCGGAATTGCGCATCGCGTCCAGCATTCAACCGGAGGCTCGCACTTGAGCGACAACGAAACCGAAATCTTCGATTGCGTCGGCTATGAAATCGAGCGCGCCATCGCGAACAGCCAGCCCTATCAATTGGCGCGTCGCCGCAGTGATGGAGCCTTCGCGCTTGTGCATCAGGTCGGCGCGGAATGGCGCAAGCATGGTCCGATCGTGAGCCTCACGCGGGCGATGCAGATCGCCGAGGCGGTGGCCTCTGGCGATCGCCGCGTCCTCACATCGCCCGACATGCCGCTGCTGCTGGCCGTGGCGTTGATCGGCATTCAGTATCTTTGGCTGGTCAAGAGCAATCCTGACGGCCCCCCTCAATCCGGCAGCCAGGAGGTCAAGCCGGGCGGCGATCTCAGCGAACCAAGTTCCGATGCGGCGGGAGTAGCGCCGTCAATGTCAGCCGGATCCGCAGTTCTTGGCGCGGAGACTTATGGCCAATCGGAGCAAGCCGCCTCGTATCCACCGCGTCATCCTTCATCCTGTGCCGAATGCGGGTGACATATGAACGGACATCGCAAGGCCTCGATCCTGATCGGTGAATTGACCACGGTTGCCGAAAGCATCGTTATGCGCGGCGCTATCTCAGGCGACAAGTACGAGCAACAGGTGGGCGGGCTGCGCGCGGAAATGGAGGCGGCGGCCTTTTCCGATCCGTCAGGGCGCGGTCAATTCATCAATGGCGCGCCGATGATCCTCGCCGACTGTCTCAAGCATCTGCTGTTTCACAGGCGCGGCAACGATGAGGAAGCGGCCGAACTGGCGCGCGATTGGCAGACCGCCACTTGCCCCTTCATCTTTCTGGCGCGGGCTGACAGCTATCGGGCGCTGAAATACGAGCGCGCCGAGAATGTGTCGTGAGCGCCGATAACGTCATTCCGTTGCCGGTTCCAGTCGGCTCGCCGAGGCCTAGCGGCTGGCCGCCGCAGCGGTTGGCCCGCAAAGCGCCTTGCCGCGCGCAAGAACTGGCCGACATCGCCGCTGCGCTTTCGGCCCTGTGCAACGACGACAAGCGGATGCTGGCTTATCTGCTGGCCGACGATCTTGGTTTTGATCTTGTTCCGGCGCGGCGCGATCTGCCGCGAGCCGAATGAGGGTGCCGTGAAAAGCGTTGCGGTTACTGATCAGATTGCGCCGCTTCATGCGTTCGTCAATCACAACGACCCGCGCGGGGAGGCGTCCCATTTCATGCGTTCGTCAATCACAGAGCGCAACAAGTCCGGTAAGGTTGATCCGCGCGTGCGCGCGCTCGACAAGAAGCGAAAAATCCTCGGCTGGTCGCATGAGGAATTTTGCGGCCGTGCCGGCGCAACGATACGGAACTGGCACTATCTGCGCGCCGGCGCGCATCCGCCATCGGACCGTTCCCTGAAAAAATTCGAGGCCGCCCTGAAAGGCCACGACGCGCGCAAGGGCATCAAGCCGTCAGCCGTCTTTTCGCTGCACCGGGCGGTGATGACGCTCCTTTGTGTGTTCGGGGGCGAAGATCCGCAGGTTTTGGTCAATCAGGATTTTTCGGTCGAGCGCGCCGCCGATCCCCTTTGGGGCCGCGCGGCCTATATGCGCGGGCTGGCAACCTATATTTGCGCCGTCGAATTGCAAATCGAGAATGTCGTTCTTGCCGAAGCCATCGGCGTCGAACGCCAGGCGGTGCATCAAAGACGCATTGCGATAGAGGATTTGCGCGAACGCGACGCGCGCGCCAATGCGCTGATCGAAACCGTGACGCCGTATGTGAGGGCCAGCCATGCATGACGCCAAGATCAATTCTGACGATTTGAACCTGATCAAGAAGGTCGAGCGGGGTCAGCACAACAACAAGCTGGCCGAGGAATTTACCCGTCTCAAGGATCGCCTTCTGAAAGAGGGCCGCGAATTGTCGGCGAACGGCGTATGGGCGCGCGCCATGCTCGCCTTCATGCCAGTGCTGATAGAATTTTTGCGGCGTGAGCGCCGGGCGCAAATCTCGCCTTACGACACAATAGACGGCGTGACCAATGCGGTTGCTGAAATCATCGTGCGCTCTATTCAGCAAGCGTTGCCACAAAGCGAACACCGCAAGGCTTTTGACGCCGTGATGCTTCACCTGATGGATCACGCCGGGCCGCGCCTGTCGCGAACTGACAGCGGCATTCTTTTGCCGCCGGGGGCGGGCTGACATGCGTGCGCCTGATCAAACCATAGTCGATCCCGCGCGCATGAAGGCGCGCAACGACATCGACGGCATGGCGGCGGGAATGGATGCGGTGTGCTTCACGCCGCGCCTTGATCCCGCACCGCAGGTCAGGGAAATCATTGATCTGCTGGCCGATGCCGCGCTGGCCTTTGCCGCCGGCGAGCATCGTCGCTACCGCAACAAGCTGAAAGCCGCCACCACGAAAATGAATTTACTGCAAGCCGCTGCGATCAATGACGCTGCGCGCGATCGCCTTCCGAGCAAGAGGTGACATGCGCCGCCGCCGTCATATTGAAACGATTGAGGATCTTCTTGATCGCGTGGTGGTCTGTCCGAGCGGTTGCTGGATATGGACCGGGGGCGACAGCGGCACCGATCGCGACGCGCCCGGCAGCAATTACGGCCGCACGCACAAGCCCGGATCGCGCACCGCCGAGGCGGCGCATCGTTATGTTTACAAGAAATTCAAGGGACCAATCCCGACCGACCGACCGCAGCTTGATCACATCTGCGCTTCGTGGTCGCCGGATGCGTGGCTCAATCGCCGATGCGTCAATCCTGATCACTTGGAGCCGGTCAATCAGCCGGTAAATATCGCGCGCATGTATGCGACCCGCGCGATGACGCAAACCTTACCGCTGATCCCGCCCGCGCCCAAGCCGATGCAATCGCCGTTGCTCGCGCCCGGCGAGGACGAAGCGACGCTTTATGGAGATTTTTTGTGAACGCGCGCGCCTATGACCGGCAAGCGGCGCGACGCGAGGTGGAGGACATCAAGCACCTCGCTGACAACAATGCACTGTCGCTGCTCGCCAAACTCGGCATTCGCGAGCGGCCGCGCGGCGTCACCGGCTACATTGCCTTGTCGGACCCGGTGACAAAGGACAGCGACCCGTCCTTGGTCATCTGGCTGTACCGGCCTGGGGGCTTGTCCTGGAAAAGATATGGCCGCTCCGCACAAGGCGACTGGATTTGCCTTGTCTCGTATCTCAATGGTTGGTGGGATCTCCCGCGCCACGGCTTTCAGCCCGCCTTGCGCTGGCTAAAGGACCAGCTAGGCGTCGAGACAATGACGCCGGAACAGCGCCGCGCTGATGCGCAGCGCGCACAGAAACGGCAGGCCGAAGTCAAGAAAAAGTCGGACGAAGAACTGGCCCGCCAGCAAGGCGCGGCATTCGATATGTGGGCAAATCACGCGATCGAGCCGATGGGCACGGTTGCGGAAACCTATATCCGCGAAAAACTCGGCCTCGATCTGCAAGGCCCGCCGTTCTTCGGCAGGCTCCCGAACGTGATGCGCTTCCTGCCCAATCATCGCCATGTCGATGAAGGTGGCAATGAAACCGCGTGGCCCTGCATCGTGGTGGCCTGTGTCGATTTCCGCGCAGGCTCGCCGACATTTGGGAAAATCCTTGCGGTGCATCGCACCTGGCTGACCCGCGACGGCAAGGCCAAAGCGCCGGTCAAGCCCGCGCGTAAGGTATGGCCGTCCTTCGCGGGGCTAGTCATCCCGCTGTGGCGCGGCGACGGCAACATGCGCTTGCAACAGGCGCAGGAGGCCGGGCTTCTGCAAGTCTTTTCGCTGGCGGAAGGATGGGAAAAAGGCCTCGCCATGATCGCCGCCGATCCGGTGCCGCGAACATGGTGTTTTCTGTCGCTCAACAATCTCGGGAACGTGATGTTGCCGCCGTTCTGCGAAGGTGTGCTTCTGCATCGCGACAATGACTGGAAAACCTTTGCAGCGACCGAGGCCTATGAGGGCGAAAAGCGCAAACTGGAATTGCAGGGGCGGGCGATCGCCGAGGTTCACCCCTCCGGCGGAAAGGATCTGGACGACACCTTGCGGCTGCGCGGACTTGGCGCAGCGCGCACGCTGATGGCCGACGCGCGCCGCGAATTGCAGCGCATGATGCGGTGAGAGGAATGGCAAAAAAACCCACACTTGTTGTCGTCGGCGAGGAGGAGCGCGCAGCCGAGCGGCCGCGTCGCGATGATCCCGATCCTAATCTGCCGCGCGGAAAGAACGGCGACGTTGCGGCCGGTCAATGGACGCCGAACCGGCAAGGCCTTCCGACCGAGGATCCGTGCCCGGTCATTTGCCTGGGCGTCGAAGGCGGCTATTACCATCTGATCGACAGCGCCGGACAATTACGCAGTGTCACAAAGTCGGATCTCAACGGTGCGGGTCTGCAAGACCTGTTTGCGTTGTATCCGAATTATCCGATGTGGATGGCCCCTCACTGGAAAGCCGCGCCGGACGGAAAGACCTACATCGTTGACAATTTCGAGGAAAAGCATGTCCGCCGTCTGATCTTTCAGGCCTGCGCGCGCGCGGGCCTGTTCTCTCCGGCGGACAAGCTGCGCGGTCGGGGCGCTTGGACGTTGCGCGGTGGGCAAATTGTTTATCATTCCGGCGAACATATTTGGGTTCATGACGGCACGCGGTTTCGCGACATGGACACCGGGCTGTTGGAAGGCCACCTATATCCGCGTCTGCCGTCCCTGCCTGATCCCGCGACCGACGCGCGGCCGGAGGAAATCGACGCGCAATTGCGCAACCTGGTCGAAACATTCCGGCGATGGAATTGGGAGCGTCCCGACATCGACCCGATCCTGCTGCTCGGCTGGATCGGCGTGGCCTACCTCGGCGGTGCGCTCGACTGGCGCTCCATGATCATGCTGGTGGGCGACAAGGAAACCGGCAAATCCACCTTGCAGAAAGGCATCCGGGCAATTTTCGGAGACGCGCTTTTCAAGTCGGGCGATGCTTCTGCCGCCTCGATCTACCAGAACATGAAACAGGACGCGCGCCCGATCGCGCTAGATGAGTTTGAGGCGGACGCCGACCCGACGCGCAAGCAGAACATCATCAAGCTGATGCGCGTGGCCGCCTCCGGCGATGACGTGTCGCGCGGCGGCAGCAATCACGAAGGCATCAAGTTCAAGATGCATTCGGCCTTCCTGTTTTCCGCGATCAACAACCCGGTGCAGGCCTCGCAAGACCTGTCCCGCGTCGCGGTGCTGCGGCTGCGACCACTCAATACCACGCAGACAGCGCCCGAACCCATTGATCAGGATTTATGCGGCCGCATGGTGTTGGCGCGGCTGATGCAACGCTGGCCGGAATTTCATCGGCTGCTGGCCGACTACAAGGCGGTGCTGCTGGCGGGTGGGCATACCGGCCGGGGGCAGGACACCTATGGCACGCTGCTGGCGGCGGCCGAATTGATGCTTGGTCCCGATCTGGCCGATGCGCTTGGCGTGCCGATGGGTGACGAGGCGCGGCAATGGTCGTCCTTGCTCGCCGCCGACAGTCTGCCGGAAATCGAAGATGCCATGCAGAACTGGCGCAAGTGTCTGACCTATCTGATGATGACGGACGTGAAGCAATGGCGAGGCGGGCATCGTTCCTCCATCGGTCAATGTCTCGATGATGTGGCGCGCAATTACGCCAGCGGGGAAGCTGGCGGTTACACCTTGGACGAGGCAAAACGTGATCTGGCGCATACAGGCCTCGGCCTGTTCGGTCCCGGCGAACTGCCCGCCCATATCGTCAAGGCGGCGATGCGTGCGGCAAAGGACAATGACGACAAGGCGGCCGCGCGGCTCGATCTGCTGGCGGAAAAATTCAAGCTCGTGGATTGGGCGCTCGCGATCCCGAATATGTCGCCGAAGGTGGCGGGTCTGTTTGAAGGCAGCGATTGGGCCGGCATCCCCGCCGGCGGCGGGCCGTGGAAAGATGCACTGCGGCAGGCTCCCGACAACATCGTGATTACCGACAAGGCGCTCAACCGCGTCACGGTCGGCGGGCAGCAATTGCGCTGCTCGATTGTGGCGCTGCGCAACTTCCATGAAGCGCCGGAGAGATAGCGATGGGCAAAAAAACATGGGCGGATGATGACCTGGCGACGCTGATGCATCTGCGCGATGTGGAGCGGCTCGATTGGGATGGCATCGCCGCGCGGATCGGCAACGGCAAGACCGCTGCGGCCTGCGCCGCCCGTTACGATTATGAAGGCGTGCGGGAAATCCGATCGCGGGTTTCACAGGCCGCGCCGCCGCCGCGCGCAAGGCCGTCCGCCAAGGCGCTGGCCGAACGGGACGCGCGCCTGGCCGGATATGAGCGGCGCAATCAGACGCAGACTTTTTTTGGCGACCCGCCGGTTGGCTTTTCGGCGGCCGATCAGGGGAGGGGAAGATGAACTACCCGCCAGAAATTCAAAAGCTGATTGACGACACGAATGCCAAGCACGAAGCGCAATCGGGCCACAGTCGGCTTTGGGGCTGGTTCGGTTTGTCCTATGCATCCTTCCTCGTTTTGCCGCGCATTATGATGCACGCAATGCCGGATGACTGGCAGAAGCGGATGGCAATCCTGCTTGAAGAATATGTCGCCGCCTACCCGAGTCATCCCGCTGATGAATGTCGAGTGCGGCACATCAAGAATGGGAGGATGGCAAAATGGCCGGAGTGGCTACTTGATTATCGTCACCCGGCTGAAGCTGAAATCAAAAAATCGCGCACAGTCCGAGAGTGATCGTTATCACGAATTATTACCTCTGAGCCGCAGGCGTTTCCGCAATCGCCTAGCGCGCCGCGCGCATCACTTGATGCGGTTTCATCGTGTCAAGTTTTCCGATTTCAGATTTTGAACGCAGACGCGGCGCGGGTTTTTGCCGCGCGATAGGACGCGAAACGGAAAATCGCAAAAGTCGATTTGCTAGAATTGCCTCACGGTCGAATTGCGACCGGGCTTTTTGAAATTAAAATCGGAGACACAGCATGAGGAAGTTCAACGTCTTTGAGCCGTGGTTCGACAAGAACGGTCGGCGCGGGTCTGATCGGTATGTCGGCGCGGTCAAGGCAAAGGATGAAGCGGACGCATTGAAGAAGGTGGCGCGCAAGTACGGCCTGGCTGGCGACGGCATCAAGGTCTATGCGCCGGTCTTGAAGGTCGGCGACAGGGTGAAGCGCAGCGGGATGAAGGGTGCCGAGACATTCAAGGTGACTGACTTGAAACCGGACGGCTATGTTTTGGTGCCGACGCCAAGCTACATGAAAGGCACAATCGCCGAAGCGTTCCGAACCTATGAGCATGAACGCTATTTTGAGAAAGTGACCTGACACGACGCCGCGCCCGGAAACGGGCGCGGCATTTTTTGTGTCGCGTGATTTCCCCCATGCCGAGATACCCGACCGCCCCGAATAACGCACCAGCGGGCTTCCTATCGGGTCGCGCGCCGCCCGTCAGGCGCGCTTTTGCCGTTTTGCGGCTTTGAGCGCCAGCGAAAGGACGGCGGCGGGATCCAGCTTGCCCGCGTCCATGATCCACAGCAACAGCGCCACCTCGCGCGGCGGCCCGTGGCGCGTCCATTCGGTAATCACGGTGCGCGGGGTGCGGTCGAGCAATCGCGCGAGTCCAGACAGCCCCGCATCGTTGGCCTGACCGCTCTGCGCGAAACCGAGCCTACCGACCAGAGCGCGAAACTCCGCGCCCGTCATGTCCGGCAGATTGGCGGCATCCTCGGCGGCCGTGCTAGGAGAGCGGACAGGGGCGGCAAACCCGGCAAAGGCCTTTTGCGCCGGTTCCTGATGGGCCGCCCGTCTCGGCTTTCTGGCAATCGTCATGGCCTCTTGTTTCCCTTGGGGCTGTGGCGAGGGGCGCGGCGGCTGCTACCGCCGCGCCCACCTTTTACGCTGATTTGGGCGCATCCCAAAACCCCGGCGCCACGCGCTCGAATTTTCCCCGCTTCAAGGTCTGGCGGATTTTCTCGCGCACATGGGCCTTGCCCTTGGCCTTCGGATGGTCGGCAAAGGCGCGGTAGATGTCGGACAGATGCACCGGCCCGCCTTGCTCTGACAGCCACGCCGCCAAGGCCTCGCGCCATGTGGTGGCGATCACCGCGCCCAGGATGGAGCGCGGGATTTTCAGCGGCACAAACTGGCCCTCGATCTGGCTGAATGCCAGAATATCGGCATCCGTCGAGCCGTAGGCCACCAGCACGGACGGCGCGCCCGCATTGGCCTTGGCGCGGGTGCCGTCAGGATAGTGGAAATGCAGGCGGCCGCGGATAAACAGCACGGCGGCCGCGCGCTCCCAAATCAGCCGGTAGAACGCATCGGTTTCGGTGCGGGCAAAAATCAGCGCGGTGCCGCGATCATGCTCGGCAATGCGCGACAGCCATTTGGCAATCTCGGCGGTCGAGTAGGGCGGATTGAGCCAGACGCGGCCGCCCCACGGCCGCGCCAGCCCGTCATCCGCGCGGGTGAATGACCGCTGCGCGCAGGGCCACGGTTGCGTGAGGCTGGCGCAGGGATCGAGGTCGAAGGACGGCGCGCCGCCCAATGCCGCGATGACATTGGGCGGCGTGATCCAATCTTCCGAGATTGGCTTGGCCGAGTGGTGGCTTCCGATGGCGCGCATCTTAGCCTCGGTATGTTGCGATGGTGCAGGCCGCACCTTCATGGTCTTTGGAAAGGCTCGCCTCGTCTGCGCCGTCTATATCGTAATCAATGATCGTGACAACGACGCCCTGCGGCACATCGGCTTTTTGCACAGCGCCGCCGGATACAAAGACCGTCACGCTGCGGCCCGCATCACCGGGCGGCGGCTCGTTCAGGTGGGCGAGCGCGCCGCATCGCGGGCACTGCCCGGCCGGGACAGTCTCACCCGCACTCACGCGCTCCTCAAAATCGCTGATCATGTCGAGGTCGGAGGCCTCGCCCTTCCATTCGCAATCCTCGCAGGCGCACAACGCATTGTCGTCCGCTAAAATCATAACCTGTGACATGCTGTTTCCCTTCTTTATGGTGTGCCGCTGCAACGGCAGATGGCTTACTGTTCAACCTTCATCACTTCGTCTTGATAGCATCGCGTCGAGCGATCCAACGCGGCATCAAAGTCGATCCCCGCGCGGTCACACCAATGCCGGAGATTGCATAGCAGGTCCGACAAAATATCTTCATCGTCGGTCCCGGTCAGTTTTTGAAATACGTTGAGCGTTTTAAGCGCCCAATCCGCGCGGCTGTCGTTCATTCCCTCCGGGTCGTACACTGTGCGGCCGTCGAAGGTCTTGAGGCACGATTGCGGCATGTTATTTCCCTTTCTGTGTTCGGCCCTGCTAGACCGGATGACATAACGCCACCATGAAGGGCCGCGCGTGCGCGGCCCTTGGTGCTGGCGTCAGGCGGCCGCGAGGCCACCCCATTGCTCGGCCATCGCGGCCGCGATGCCGGGGAAAAACCGGCTGCGCTCTTTCCAGCGATCGGGACCGGGCGGCATGTGATGCACGCGCGGCGTGCGGCCGGGGACGATATTGGTCGCCTTGAGCGGGGGCAGGTCTTTGAGCCAGAAGCATGTCCGCTTGGTTTCGCCGTGGCCGAATTGCCAAGGCTGCACCGTCTGCGCTGGTTCGGCATAGTTGGAAATGCGCTCTTTCGCGTGCCGGTGCATGACCGGATTTTCCACGCAAATGCGCTCAATCGGCGCATTCCAGAAGGCCGAGAACAGCGCGGCCGCATCCTCCAATTCCTCCCACATTTCCGCCAGCGTCCGTCCAGGAGGCGGCACAGAGAGCCAGCGCACACCGCTGTTACACAGCCGCGTGCATGGCGGGTGCGCTACCATGAGCAAGTCCCATCCGTCATCGAGGATGGCGCGAGCGTCGCCGGTAATGTGCTTGTTGCTGCGATCCTCAGCGGGCAGCAGGTCGCAAGACCATGCATCATGACCGAGCGCAGCGAAGGCGCGCCGCACCACACCGGAAAATTCGCAGGCCACCAAGACCCGCAACGTTTTTTCCTTCATCTGTTTTCCCTTTCGATCTTCGGCCCTGCTAGGCCGGATGCAGTAGCGCATCATCGAGGGGCGGCGGCATGCGCCGCCCCTCTGTGCTGCGCTCCGCTTAGGCGTCGCGGGTTTTCTTTTTCAGGCATTCCGAGCGAAACGCATTCCAAGCGTCGCGGCCCTTCGCGCCGGTTGAGGCCTTGTGCGCTTTCCATTGCGCGCCGCAATCCTTCATCCGCTGTTGCTGCGGTGTCAGGCCTTTGCCGGTCTTGGTCTTGGCATCGGGTTTGGCGGCGGCCGCGATCAGCGGGCCGCTTTCCATCGGGCGCGGCCGCGACGCATAGGCGGCGGTGCCGATGATTGCGAGCGAGAGCGACGCAAAAATCAGACGTTTCAGCATGGTGGGTTTCCCTTCATCGTTGGCCCGGCCCTGCAAGGCCGGGAGTGGCACAAGTGCGCCACCGCTCGGCATTGCGGGCGCAATGTCGGGCGCTGGCGTCTCGATCTTCTTGCGATTGCGCGGTATGGGCTTTTTCTTCGGCCGCGACTTGTGCGGCGACGGCGCGGCGGCTGGCGGCTCAACATTAAATTCGCAAACCGGGGGCGCTGGCGTCCAATTCAAAAAGCGCATGTCGATTGTGATTTTTTTTGTCTTTGCCCCGAAACGTTACCGCGCCGTTTCCATCCGACAATTCGCGGAAGGTTGCATCAAAACCGCTCAGGTCGGCTGGCAATTCGCCGCGCTTCTGGCCTAGCGCGGCCGCGTATAGAACGGCGTCGCGCTGATGGCGTGTCGGCTGGTCGGAATAGATCGGATCATGCATCGCATTTTTCAGCGGTGCCTTTAATCGCATATTGCGCGCATGTTCGGCGAGATGGCGGCGATAGTCTGGACTTACCCATTTTCGCGCCTTTGGTTTGGTAGCCATGTTTTTCTCCCTTCAAGAACGGCCCTGCTAGACCGGATGACATAACGCCACCATGAAGGGCCGCGCGCGCGCGGCCCTTGGTGCTGGCGTCAAGCCGCCTCCGCCATTTCAGCGAGTGCAAGGCCGCGCATGTAGTCCGCCGCCGCCTGTGCCCGGCTAGCCGCAGTGAAAAAGGCGCGGCTGTCGCTCTTGAGAAGCGAAATCCAGTTTTCCACATAGCCCGCATGACGCAGATCGCCATCAAAGGAAAATTCTGCGCAGAGAAAGGCCGATGTCAGTTCTGCGATAAGTTCTTCCGCCGCATAGGACTGTTCGCCGAAGCGGCCCTTTAGATCGCGATCCAAGCGGCTTTTGTGGCCGGTCCAGTGGCCGAGTTCATGAAACTCGGTTGCATAGAAATGATCGGCGCTTTTGAAGGAAGCAAACGCGGGCATATTGATGTAATCCGCGCCCGGCCGGTAGTAGGCCTGCCCCGCGCCTTCCCGAATGTCGGCGCGCGTGGCTTTCACAAAATCATCGGCAAGGGCATCGCGCTGATCTTGGTTGCGCGGCTTGGCACATTCCGGTGTTAGAATGCGTTCAGGAAGGCCGTCGCATTGTTCGACGTTAAAAACAGTGTATTCGCGCAGCATTCCAAATGTGCGAGTTTCGTCATCCGCCGCGCCGTCCTTCGGCTTTGCAACCAATTGCTTTACAAAATAGACCTTGTTGCCGCGCTCGCCTTTCCGAACGTTGCCACCAAGGTCTAATGCCTGCTTGAACGTTAGAAAGCGCGGTGCGGACCATCCGCGCGATCCCATAGCCATCCACAGCAAAATGACATTGGCCCCTGAATATGGTCGGCCGGTTGCGGCGTTGTGCGGATGATTTTGGCCGGGCGTGTTTGACCAAGGCTTAACCCAAGGTGCTGCGCCCTTTTCCAGTTCGGCAGCGATGCGCGCCGACACTTCCTCATAAAGATTGCGTTTCATTGGTTCCCTTTCAATTAAGCGGCCCTGCTAGGCCGTGCCGTTAGGCTAAAATATCATAAGAAAAAATATCCTAACAAGTCAAGCGGCCTCCCGCGCCCGTGCCCCAGATCGGCGGCCCGGCTGGCGCGTCTCGCCCGCGCCCGCGCCCTTAAGGGTTCAAAAGAGGATCGGCGCGCCTTCGGCGCTCTCTGACTGAAAGCAAACAGGTGACGCCGTGATTGACGGGCGCGCGGCCGTGGCAGGGTTCGATTGCCTTGGCCTATGGGCGCGGGGGTAAGACACCGGGCGGCTTTGGTGTCTGCCCGGTGTCTGTGGTGCAAGGCTCTGAGAGGCCTACCGAACCGGCGCTGCAAGACACCATAGACACCTAGACACCTAAGAGGCCTCGCACGCGCGCGCGCGCGGGCCTACGGCGAAAGAGCGGTGTCTTGGTGTCTTGGTGTCTTAAAGGGTGAATTAAACAGGGCAGCTAATGACTTACCGGCAGACACCGATAAGACACCGGCCAGACACCGTGATCGCCGCGCGCGCAAAGGCGATTAAATATGCCCGTTTATTCGGGGGCAGGGGGCGTGATGCCTGATCCCAAACACGGCGCGGCGGGCGTGGTGCGGGAATTGGTGGCGGGTGCGGCTGCGGAACATGCGCGCTCGGTCGAGGCGTCGCGCGGCGAGCAGATCGCGCTATTTGAGCCGCCCACGCGGTTTCATGGGGCGCGGCGGGATGCGGTGCGAGTGGCGGTCGCGCGCTCGGCAGCGGCCGGGCGGCCGGCCGGATCGGCAAACCTGTCAAACAAGCAATTGCGCGAATTTCTCGGGAAAATGGGCGTTAACCCGCTTGTCCAATTGGCGCGGTTCGCTCTGATGCCGCCGCACCTGCTGGCGCAGGAATTGGGCTGTACGCCGCTTGAGGCCTTCCGGGAATGGCGGATTTTGCAGGTCGAATTAGCGCCCTATCTCAACGCGCGCATGTTGCCGGTTGACGACGATGGCAAGGTGCCACCGTGGTTCAACATGGTGATTGGCGGCGGGAATGCCGGGCCGGGTGACGCCGAAATTGCACCCTGGCTGCGCGCGAAAGACGTTTCCCCGGCCGCGCCAGAAACCCAACAAAATCAGGCCTTTTCAGCATCGCCCGCGCCTTTGTCGCAAAACGACTTGTCGCACGAGGCAGATAAATGACTGGAAATATTGCCTTTTCGCGGCCTTGGGCCGCTGATCCGAAATCACTGGCCCGGATGCACCATGATGCATCGTTCGGCGGGCCGGTGGCTGGCGCACCAGCGCCAGCGCAGCCGACTGGCTCTCCTCGCCTGTCGGCTGCACAATGCAGGGGTGCCCCCCCCTTCGGGCAGACCCCACCCCCCCAAAATGTGAAACGCCCGCTCCTGGGGGGTGCCTTTCTGCGATTGTCGCATCCGTTCCTGTCTGATTTTTTCCGGGGCCGTTGGGACGGAAAAAATCGCGAACTTGATGCGGTCCGGCAGGGGCGCGGGGATGACGACGCCGGCGCGTTCTATGCGCGCACAAAAAAATCGAGCGCCGCATGACGACGCTCGATTTTGGTTCTCTCAATGACGTGCTGGCGAATGCGGATCCTTACCGCAACCAGATGGGCTGGCTTGAGAGTGAAGATGAATTTCGCAAACAGCATCCCGATGTTGTGGATGAGTTGCATAAAGCTGAAAAAAGCGGCCGCGTGAACCTGCTGCGATCGGCCGGGCCGGTCAGCGATGAATACATTCTGAGCGCGTCGCCCATCAGCCTGATCATCGGGCCGGGCGGTAGCGGCAAGACTATTGCCAGCGGCAAGAAAGCGTTGGTTGAAACGCAAAGGATCTATCCCGGTTCGGACGGGTTGCGCCGATATGTGCTCGGCACTTGGCGACAAAAGTACGTCAACGTCTGGAAAGCCACAATCCCCTCATGGTGGAAATTATTTCCGAGAGACTTGCCGGGGTCGAACTGGACCGGATCAAGCCCGCGCGAAGCCGAGCATGTTGTGCGGTTTGAGGACAAGTGGGGGCATATGATCCTCACCAATCGTTTCCGTGCTTTCGGCGAGGATGCAGATCCCGAGGATGTTTTGGGCAATGAATTTACCGATTGTTACCTGTCGGAGTGGCCGACACTGCCGGAAAAGCTGTTCATTGCGCTGGTCGATCGCGTCGGCCGGGAGCCGCCGCGCGAGGTGATCAAGCGGGCCGGCCGCTTCTATGGCGACGGCAACGCGCCGGACGTGCTGAGTTATATCTATCGCGATTTTTACGAGACGCCGAAGCCCGGCTACCGGCTGTTTGAACAGCCGTCAGGTCTTGCGCCCAACGCCGAGAATATCCAGGCGGTCGGCCGCGAATATTACGAACAGTCGGCCGCCATCAACGCGCATCGGCCGTGGTGGATCAAGCGCATGATCCACGCGCGGCCGGGCTTCACGCGCGACAACGATCCGGTGTGGGATGAATTCGATGATGACCGGAACATGGCAAAATCCGCCATTGCGGTGATCAAGGAATTGCCGGTCCTGACCGGCAGCGATGGCGGGCTGACGCCGGCGACCGTTTACATGCAGGAATTGCCGAACGGCCAGTTGCGGATCCTGCATGAAATCGCGCTGGCGCGCGGCGGGATGAAGGAATTATCCACCGCGATGCTGGCGATCGAGGCTACGCGGTTTGCTGGCTGCAAGTTTATATCGGTCTGCGACCCGGCAATGGGGGCTGGAGAAGATACCGAGGACGGTTCCGACCGGAAAACGCTCTCGAAATATCTTGGTCGCGAAGTGAAGCTGGCGCGGACCAACAACCCGGATCAGCGGCATGAAGCCATCCGCTGCAAGCTGCGTCATACCGTCGAGGGCGGCGCTCCTGGCCTGCTGATTGACCCGTCCTGCAAGGGCATCCGGCGCGGGGCAAACCAGACCTTCCACTTTCGCAAGACCGCCGGCACAGATGACCTCAGTTCGGTGCAAAAGACCTTCGACAGCCATGTTTGCGAGGCCGCCGAATACGGCGCGCTTATTTGCGGCACCGCAGAGGCGCGCTCGCGGGTCGAGGCGACCGAGGCCGCCCGGAAAAAGCGCCGGGAGGAGGCCCGCAATTCCGGCCGGTATAATCCACATCGCCGCCGCCGGGCGTGATTGACGGGCACGGCGCGGCTTTAGGGTCGGCCAGCTTGAAAACTGGCAAGGCACCCGATCATGGATTTTCTCTCGTTGCTCGGCCTAGGCGGCGGTCTGCTGCTGCCGCTGCTGTTCGGCGGATCTTCCGGCGGCGGGTCCGCCGGACCGGCCCAGGCCGCAAACGACGACAGCGCCGACGCAACCCGCGAGGCGCTTGAAGAACTCCGCAGGGAACGCAACGCGGCCGCCTCGATCGGGGCCGAGGGCGCATACAGCGAGGCGGCTATCCGCGCCCGCGAGCGGCGACAGCGTGAAACCAGCGCCAGCGGGTTTGGCTCTTTCGCCTTTGGAAGCCCGCCGCCGTCATCGGTGGCCTATCGCGTCGCATTCGGGGAGTGACCGATGCTCACTGTCACGGATGCGCAAAAGCAGCATGAGGCGATGGAAAGCGAGCGCCGGCGGGACGAGCCGGCATGGGAGGATCTTGCGGCTTTGCTGCGGCCAGACGACAACGATTTCCAGAACAGCGGCAACAAGGATCGCGGCGACGACAGCAATTTCGACAGTACGCCGCTCTATGCGCTGGATACCTTTCAGGGCGGCATGTTCGGTCAGGCGACCAATCCGGCCACGCGCTGGTTTGAGTTGACCTTGGAGGATGAGGATCGCGCGCGCTTCCGGCCGAACAAGGAATGGCTGTATCGCACCACCAATCTGATTTACGCCTCGCTCTCGCCCGCGGTCTCAACCTTCTATTCCGAAGTCCCGGCATGGTTTGCGAATGTCGGTGCTTTCGGCAACGGCGCGCTGTTTCAGGAGGAAATCGAGGGCGAACGGTTCATTGCCGATCGCGCCGCGCCGCTGCACGAAACCTACTGGATGCGCGACGCGCGCGGCAACCTGTCAAAACTCAATCGTGTCTGCCGCTGGAAGGGATGGCAGATCAAGAAGGAGTGGCCGCGTCATGTGGCGGCCAATTGCCAGGACGATAACGAATACAAGGTGATCCAGGCGATTGCGCCGAACGAACACATGCGGCCGGGGCGGCTCGGGCCGGAAGGCATGCCGTTGTCGTCGCTGTATTTTTCGCCCGACCTCAAGCATTTCGAGGTTGCGGGCGGATTTTATGAAATGCCCGGCCATGTCATCGGCTGGAACCATCGCAGCGGCCGAAGCTACGCCACCGGCCCCGGCCACAATGCCCTCGGCGACATGATCACCAACAACGAAACCGAGCGGTCCTATCTGGTTGCCGAACAATTCACCGCCGAGCCGCCAATCCTGACGCGCGACGAAAGCAAATTCACCGCCGCCGACATCGAACCCAATGCGGTGCTTGAGGGCGCATGGGAAAACGGAAAGCCTAATATGGGCATTCTGGAGCGCCGGCAAAAACTGGAATACGCGCAACAGCGCGCGGCGCAACGGCGCGAAGCGATCCTGCGCGCGTTTCATTTCGCCACGATGCAAGTCGCGCTCGGTCGTCCGCAGATGACGGCCGGCGAATTCTTCGGCTGGCAAGAGGAAAGCCTGAAAATCATGGCCCCGAACCTGCTGCGCGTGCAGACCGGCGGCCTGTCGCCGTTCATCGCACGGCGCTTCCGCATTCTCGATCGCGCCGGCCAGATTGCCGCGATCGTCGGGCCGCCCCCGCCGGACCTGCGCGGCCGCATCGAAATTGAATACGTCTCGCCGCTCGCCAAGGTGATGAAATCCGCGAAGGCGCGCGGCGTGCTGCAATATGTCGATGCGCTTTCCAAGGTGTCCGTCGCGACCGCCGATCCCGAAGTGATGGACAATGTGGACGGCGACCACGTTTCGATCGTGTTGCATGAGGCCTATACCGACGATCCGAAAGTCCAGCGCGACCCGCGCGAGGTGGCCGAGCGCCGCCAGGCGCGCGCGCAACAACGCCAGCAAATGGCGCAGATCGAAAAGACCGGCCGCGTGGTGGAAATTGCGGCCGAGGCCAGCCACGCCGCGCAAGCCTCCTCGCTGTCGGCACAACGCGGACGCTCGCAATGAATTGGGTTATCGCCTTGATGCGGGAACACTGGCCGAGCGACGGAAACCAGAAAGCCGTGGTTGCCGGTTACAGCGCGTTCGCGACGCAGTTTCCGCGCACGCTGGCCGACATCGCACTTCGCAATAACGTGTTCTCGAATAGCGGGCCGGTCGCTGATCTTTATGAGGCCGGAATTGCCGAAGGCCGCCGTCGCGCGGCGCTGGAAATTTTCAAGCTCGCGAATGTCCCGCCCGAGCAACTTTTCAAGGCACTGGAACGCAAAGGCTAACGAGGAGAGAAGCCAATGTTGATCGAACGCATGCGCAACCGATTTCTGGCAAGTCTGTATTGCAACGCCGATGGCGGCGGTGCCGATGGCGGCGCTGACAACGGCGGTGGCGGTGCCGACAAGGGCGCCGCCGGCGGTGCCGACAAAGGCGCGGGTGGCGGTGCCGACAAGGGCGCGGCCGGCAGCGGCGAGAAATTCACCGGACCGTTTTATGAGGATCCCGGCCTTGGCTTTGACGACAAGATCAAGGCGCATTTTGCCGGCAAGAATTTTCCCGACATCAAGACCGCCTTGCTGTCCGGCGTCGAGGCGGACGCGCTCGCGCGCAGCCGCAACGTCCTTCCCAAGCCCGACCCGGCTAAACTGGCCGATTGGGAAGGCCATGAAATGCTCGGATGGGTGAAGGATCCCGAAAAGTATATCATCGGCGTTCCCAAGTCGCTGGCCGAGCGCAAGGACATCGTGATCGACAAGTCGCTGCAAGATGTGGTGCGCAAGTCGGCGCACGAATTGCGCGTTCCGCTTCCGGCCGCGCAAGGCCTGTTCGATAAAATCTACGAGCATTTCACCTTGCTTGCGGATACGCAAAAATCGAAAGGCGCGAAGGATCTTTCCGACACCCAGGCCGCGCTTGACGAAAAGTGGGGGCAGGATCGCGAGCGCAATATCGAACTCGCGCGCCGGGCGATGGAAACATTCGGCATCGGCGTTGACGATACCGGCGAAATTGAAAAGCTGATCGGCGCGCCGCGCGTGTTGCAGACTTTTTTCGCGATCGCCGAAAAGATCGGCGAGGCTGGCCTGAAAAAGCCGGGCGAAAATCGCAGCGGTCTGCCGCAGTCGGTCGCGGCGATCCGCTCCGAACTCAACCGGCTTGAGGCTGACCGGGAATGGATGGCCGCGCTCAACAACAACCGCCATGCGCGCCACAAGGATGTGACGGCGGAACGCGAACGCCTCATCACGCGGATGGCCGAAGCGCAATCGCGTGAAAAGTCCGCCGCCTGATCCCGCAATCGACCAGCAGCAACAGGAGAACCAATCGTGAGCAGCAAACAGCAAGGCGCGGGCAAGATGACGCCCGACGAAGAAAAGGAATTTGCCGATCGCATCACCAAGTCGCAAGCCGGTAAAATCCCGCTGCGCACCGATGGCGAGGATCCGACTGTCGCCGACATGGGCGATGGCGGGCCGGGGGGCGAACCCGTTCAGACGGCCGGAGACGATGCGCCGGAGCGGCCCGCCAATCCGCCGGCCACGCCGCCGGTCCGGCGCAAATTGTCGCCCGCCGAGGAAGCCGAAAGGGCGGCCAACGCCGCCGTGGCCCTTGTGGTGCGGCAGGCTTACGGCGCGTTTATCCGGTCGATGCCGGCGGACGCGCGCGATCATGGCGTTCATGAGCCGAAGCCGTCCGGCCCGCTGGCCGGCGCGTATGAGGTGCCGGATGGCGTCTATCGGATCGACGGATACGACTGGCGCATGACCTTCAAGAAAAAGCGCCTCGTCCTGATCGAGCGGTGCCGGCCGGACATGTCCGGCTCCGGCGTGATCCGTGTTCCGACGCAGTAAGGCGTGATTGACGGCCGCGCGCCCGCGTTAGGTTGCACGGCAGAGATACCGAGAGAGCGCCGGCGGGGGATGGTTTGCGTCCCGCCGGCCCGATCTGCCCGCACCCTGCTTGCTCTCCGCAGGCCCGGCTTGACCGCACGAAAGCGTGCCGCCGACCGCAGGCGTTAAAACGATAGGCAGGCCCGCCGCGTTTCGCGGCCGCACCCTGGCCGAAACGAACCCCGAATTTTCGTTTCACCCAGGAGGCTTCAATGCCCGGTCCCGTAACGGACGCACACCGTCTGATCTACAAGGAAAATGTTCGCCTGCAATTGCAGGAGAAGCGCGCGCAGTTCGATGACCTGTTCGAGTTTGTCGAAGGTCCGAGCGGCAAGCAGGTGCAAGTGACCGACATTCTCGGCACGTCGGAGGCGCGCCTGGATGCCCCGGAAGGCGGCGACACCCCCGATGTTGAGGTGACGCACGAGCCGGTATGGGCGCGTCCCCGCCGTCTCGACTGGGGCAAGGTCATCACCAAGGACGATGCGATCAAGGCGCTGACCGATTTCAAGTCGCCCTACGTCACGATTGGCGTCAACGCCATGACGCGGCGAAAAAACGAAATCATGGCGGCCGCCGTGTTCGGCGACCGGCTTATCGGAAACGAGGTGCCGGTGGCGACGCCTTGGGCCGGCCGCACGGTTGCGGAAAATGTGGGCGGCGGCGGCAGCCCGACCGGCTTCAACACCAAGAAGATCCTCAACGGCATCAAGCTGATGGAGAATGACGAGGTGGTTATCGAGGAAGAACAGCTTGTTCTCGGCCTCGATCCGCAGGAAATCGAAGATCTCTACAACGATGTCCAGTTCATCAGCAAAGACTACCGCAACAAGGCGGTGCTGGATGACGATAACCGCGCGGTGAGCGCGATTTTCGGCATTCCGATCGCTCGCACCAAGCGGTTTGCCAATGCCGACAGCGACACCTCGACCGCCGGGCTGTGGGCCAAGTCGGGTATGCATTGGGGCCAGCCGATGGCGCTCGATGTGCAATCGTCGCGCAATCCGAACAAGCAGTATCGCGAGCATCCCTACATGGAAATGTGGATTTTCGCGACCCGCTCCGAGGATTTCAAGACGGTCAAGATCCTCAACAAGTTCTGAGCGCCGACGCGGGCGGCATGCCAGCCGCCCGCGCAACACCCCTTTTTGTACCCTTCCCAGCCGGCGCAGGCGTAGCGCGCAGGCTCAACATCGGAGGCCATCATGGCTGTTCGTACTCTCTACGGCCGCAGCGCCAAAGCGCCCTCGGCCATCAACGCGGCGGAGGCCATTTTTGCCGAAGGCCGCATTCGCATGCTGTCGCCCGGCACCTTCGCCATCCTCAACGGCGACGACGCCAACAACAAGTGCTATTGCGGCAAAGTTCCGTCGAGCGCGATCCCGCTCAAGGGGCATTCGACGTTGCTGCACAGCGCCATCACCGGCCTGAGTGACGTTGACATCGGCCTGGAAAAAGACGGCACAACCGTCGAACTCGACATTCTGGCCGATGGCCTCGATCTGTCGTCCGGTGCGGCGAAGGATCCGTTTGCGTCGGTATCGGTTGCCAATACCGGCAAGCGCCTGTGGGAATTGCTCGGCCTCGCGACTGATCCGGCGGTTGAGTACGATGTGGTGATGACGCTGAAAGTCGCCGCCGGCGGCAACGGCAACATCACCCCGCAACTGCCGTTCGTCATCAAGTAGCCGGCGTCCGGCCATGACCGCCCGCGCGCAATCCGAACTAGACGCCGCATGCCTCGCCCTTTCGCATCTGAAAGAGCCTGGCATCGGCGATTTCAATGAGGAAACTAATCGCGCGCGGGCGGCTAAAAAGTGGTTCGGCACGGCGCGCGATGAAGTGCTGCGTAAGAAGTGGTGGAACTTTGCGACAAGCTACGACACCTTTTCCGGCATTGCCGGTGCCGCCAAGGGGCCGCTCAAGAACCGCTATGCGCTCCCCGACGATTGCCTGAAGGTCCGCTTCATCGAAGGGCTGGAAAACGACGAATGGGAAGTGATCGGCGACAAGATCACCTCCGGCAGCGCGACCGTCGAGGCCAATGTTCTTGTCACCGCCTCGGCGTCGCCGCCTCTGGTCTGCTACACCCGCCGCGTCCTGGACGTGAAATTGTGGGATCCGCAATTTCTCATGGCCTTCTCCCGCCGGCTGGCGGAATTGATGGCACCGGAAATCGGTCGATCGAGCAAGGCCGCGACCGAGCAGGGCGAGAAGGCAAAGGAAGAAATCGGTGAGGCCGCCAGTTCGGATGCGCGCGAAAAGGCCGCCAGCCATGTGTCGCGCGATACAAGCTGGGTCCGGGCGCGCCAGCGCCGCCATCGCTTCGGGCGATAGCGATGGGCACCATCGAAACCGAACTCCCGCGCACCACATTCGCCGGCGGCGAGGCGACGCCGACCTTGCGCGCGCGCTCCGATCTTGCGCGCAACCTGACCGGCGTGGCGCGGCTCTCCAATCTCGCTGTGCTGTTCGAGGGCGCGGTGACGCGCTGCCCCGGTACGCAATTCATCGGCGAACTGAAAACCATGAGCCAGAAGGGCGAATTCGGGCCATTCCGGTTTTCCCCGACCGACGCCTATCATCTGGTGTTCAACGACCAGACCATGCGGCTGACCTATAACGGCGGAATAGTCGAAGCCTCTCCTGGCGTCCCGTTTGAACTGGCGGTGCCGTGGCTTGAGGCGGATTTGCCAAACCTGCGGCTTGCCCAAGCCGGCAACGTGATCTATGCGACCTGCAAAGGCTACGAGCCGCGCAGGCTGACGCGGGTTGAACATACCAACTGGACGATCGAGAATTACTTGAGCCGAAACGGTCCGGTCGGCCTGCAAAATCTCGACACAGCCAAAACGATGAAGGCCAGTGCGGTCATAGGCAGCATCACGGTCACAACCGGCTTTGATATTTTTACCGCGCAGCATGTCGGGACGATTTGGCGGCTTGACGAAATCGACCTGACATCCGTGCCCCTGTGGACCGCCAATGAGACGATCGCGCTGACCTTCGCCAATATCTCCTATGCCGGCTCCAGCAATTTCGGCGATTTCACTGACGGAGGGGGCGGTTTGGCGGCCGCCTTCGACAATAACAACGCAACGCATGCCCAGGCGAGCGCGTTCACCGGCGTTAGAAAATACATCGGCAAGACGCTGGCGGCGGCGTCCACCGTGGCTCGCGCCCAGGTCACGCTTATCGGGGGCATAAGCTGGAACACGGTATGGGAATTGCGCGGCAAGAACGGTTCCGCGCCGGCGAGCGCATCCGATGGCGATCTGCTGTGCGAACTCAGCGTGGGCGCGAACGTCTCATCGTTCAATCTTGTTTCCAACAATGCGCTCACGTCTTATGCCCATGTCTGGATAACCGGACGCCATCACGCCACCATCACGGAAACCGGCGCGGGATTTTCGACCGGCTTTCTTGTCGCCGAAATCGTGTTTCAAAACTATTCGTCATCGACTGCCGTTCTGCGCCGCTGGCAGGGCCGCATCTATCAGGTCATCGCGGCCGGCAACAGCGGAAGCAACCCGCCCACCCATGACGAGGGCGACGTTCTGTCCGGCACCGGCGGCGTGTCCTGGCGGTTTTATTGTCTGAATTACGGATTTTTCCGCATCACCGCTGTTACCGATCCACAGCATGCGACGGCAGATGTGTTGACGACATTGCCGCTCAGTGTCACCCAGCGCGACAGTTACAGATGGTCGCCGCCCGCATGGTCCGAAGATGCCGGCTGGCCCGATCTTGTGCTTACGATGGATCGCAGCCTGGTGTTCTGGCGGGACAATGAATTCTGGAAAACGCGACCGAACACGGACGACAATTTTTCATTCAACGACGATCCCGAGGATCCCGACACCGCCATCAATTCCCGCGTCACATCAAATGCCGGCCTGCTGGTGCAAGCCCTTTGGGCGGTGGCGTCCGGCGTTCTGGTGACGGGCGTGGTGGACGGCGAATATATGCTTCGCGCGCCACAGGCCTTTGAACCCTGGACCGCGACAAACATTCGCGCCATCCCTGACAGCGACGAAGGCTCTGCGCCGCATGTGCCCGCGATCGTTGATGGCGGGGTCTTGTTCATCGGAAAGTCGCGCGAGCGTCTGCATTGGCTCAAGTTCAACAGCTTTACCGAAAAACTCGAACCGGAAGAAATCACCAAGGCCGCGCGCCATATCCTCGCCGGCAAGGCCGTTCAGCTTGCGTGGCAGAAGGATCCCAATCGCGTGCTTTGGGTGCGTTGCGCCGATGGAACGCTGATGGCCTGCACCTTCTTTCCAAAGGAAAAGGTGGTCGGTTTTTTCCGCAGGCCGTTCGTCAACGGGTTTGTCGAAAGCGTCAGCGCCGTTCCATCGGCGGATCAGTCCTCTAACGCGGTGGAATTGCTCATAAGGCGCACAATCAACGGAACGACAAAGCGTTACATCGAGCGCATGCGGCCGTTTTTCCGGCCGGTCAGTCTCACGCAGCCGACCGCCGCCGGCGCGTGGTTCCTGGATTGCGCGATCGAGTATAACGGCGCGGAAACCACAACATTATCCGGTCTTGGGCATCTTGAAGGCGAATGGGTCGGGGTGTTCACCAACGGCGTCGCGCATCCCCGCCGGCAGGTGACAGACGGACAAATCCCGCTCGATCGCCCTGTCACCCATGCCGTTACCGGGCTTCCGACCTATTGGGACATCGAAAGCCTGCCGGCCGAGGGCGTTGTGCGGGACGCCAAGGGCACGAGCAAGACCGCCAATCATATCATGCTGGATCTTCTGCATGCCGCCGGAGGCAAGGCCGTTGTCAATGACGGAGAGCCGGAAGATCTCATGCTGACCGGCGGGATGAATTACGCGCAGCCGCTTCCGCTCAGGACCGGCCCGGTGCGCGTCCCGGTGTCGTCACCGCATGCCGACGAACTGATCTGGAAAATAACGGGCGGCGGCTTTGAGGACGCCTATCCCTTCACGCTGCTGGCCGCGACGCCGGCGGCCGAAATCGAAACGGATTGAGGACAACGCAGATGAACCCGCTCAATCTTTTTCTGGCGGCAATTTCCGGCGGCGGCAAGGCGCTGCAAGGCTATTCCACCGCGCGGGCGGCCGGCATTTCCAAACAGATTGCATTGAGCAATGCGAACCTCTACGGCGCGCAGGCCGACATGGCGCGGGAAACGGGCGATTACGCGCTCGATCGCGGAGCGTTCGAGGTTTCCAAGGTAGCGACCGCATCCCGCCGCGCGCAGGGCACCACGCTGGCGCGCGCGGCGACCGGAAATCTCGATCCGGCCTACGGCTCGCCGCTGGTTGCGCAAATGTTTTCGGCCGCGCAAGGCGAACTCGACATGCAATTGATCGGCTCGCGGGCGCGGCTGGAAAAGGCCAGCGCCTATGCGCGCGGTGCGGCGCTCGATACGCAGGAAGCGTCCTCGCTGTGGGCGGCCGAGGCGGCCGAGGAAAAGGAGCGCGACGCCATTGCAGCCGGCTGGCTGGGCGCGGCAACCGTCATGCTCGGCCAGGCCAAGGCGTGGCCCGGTCTGTCGCGTTCAACGCGCGAGGGCCAAACCGTTTCCGCGCGATCGGGCTTTGACCTCACCAATCCGTTTCTGGTGAACCAGCCGATCGACATTTAGAGGGCCGCCATGTCTGACGTTTACCGCTCACGCCAAGGCCTGCCCGATGCTCCGGTGCCGCAGATCGGCGGCATCCGCGCACCGGATTTCGATACGGCGACGCTGGGAACCGCGATCGCCAATCTCGGCAATGCCGGCGCGTCCCTCCTTGTTGATGCCGATAAAGCGAAGGAAAAAACCCGCATCAACCAGGCCAAGGCCTCCTTCATCGACGTGATCGCGAAGGCGGAATTCGAGCATGCCAACGATCCCGATTTTCAGGGTTCGCCCCTCCGGTTTGCAGAGTTTCGCAGGATGAAAGAGGAAGAATTGCTCGCCGGCGAATTCAGCGAGGACGGCCGCGAGGCCTTGGGCGCGTGGCTGAAAGATCGCGGCGCAACCTCGGAAAAACACGTCAAGATGGCGGCGATCGCGCGCGAGCGTGATTTCAATGTCGCCGGCCTGACGCTGCGCGGCGAGGATTACTTGAAACGCGCGAGCAATGCCGGGTCGCGCGCCGAGCGCGCCTTGGTGTTGTCGGAATGGAACCGCGATATTGACGACATGGCCGGGTCGGGATGGATTTCGCACCAAGCGGCCGCATCGCAGAAAATCAGGGCGGCGCGCGCGATCGACACCGCCGATGTCACGCTGGCGATCAGGCATAATCCGGCCCGCGCGCAACTGGACCTCATGAATGACGAGGCTTTCCCGTCCTTTATGCCCGAGGATCGCGCGGCATTCATCGCAGCCGCGCAGGATGCCGAAGCGGACGCCGATCGCGCGGCCGAAGCCGCGCCGGTCGCGGGCGCGTTGTCGCTGTTGCGTCAGGGCCGGCTCGATCCGGTGACAATGGCAGAGTTTTCGGGATCCCTGTCGCTGAAAGCCGCGCGCGCGTTTACGGCGGCTGCGCAGGCACCGGAGGCCGCCAAGGCCGATCCCGTGCGCTACTGGCAATTGCTGGAACAGGCCAATGCCGATCCCGACGCCGCCTTGATCGAGGTGGTGGCGGCGCGCGGCGACGGAGCTATTTCCGCCGCGCAATTCGAGCGGATTGTGGCCGCCGGTGAAGGCCAGCCGCAAGGTGTGGCCACGCAGCCGTTCGCGAAAGCCCTGCGCGGCCAATTGATCGCGCGCCTCAAGCCCACGTCCTTGCAGGACGCGGACGAGGCTGCGCGTCAGCTTGACGCCATTCCGGCCTTCGATGAATGGCTGTCTCAAAATCCGCAGGCGGACGAAGCCAAGGCCCGCGACGCGGCCGCGACGATCGCCAAGGATTTTCGCATGCGCAGCGTGCGCGCCGAACGCGACAAATTGCCGATGCCGCGCTACGCGACCGCCTTGCGCCCGAAATTCGACGCGGCGGCGCTCGCGGATGCCGGAAAGCGGCTGCGCGAGGCGCGTGTCTCCGGCGCCCTCAACGATGACGAACTGGTTGCCGAAGTCGATGCGATCCGCCGCTGGCAGGATCTCATGGCGCGTGAAGGGAGCGAGTGATGGCACTCAAGGTCACGGTCCGCCCGGCGGACGTAGAGGCGCAGCTAAAGCCGGCCTCGCAAAAAAGCAGCGCACCGGAACTGAGCGGCGACGACATCGACCGCGAACAGGGATTTGAACCGGACGGCGAGCGCGGCGAGCGCCGCATTCCCGAAGGCGAGCGGTTCAACAACGACCTGACGCCTGACGATGTGGATGCGCTCGATGGCGTGTTGCAGGACATGCCGGATGAAATCGGCTCGCAATCGCGCATCGCCGACGAAACGCGCCGCCGCCGCATCGCCGATGCAGAGCAATTCCTGTCTGATACCTTTCCGGCCGACCAGCGACCGGACGTCGCGCCGGCGCGCGACGCCGATGAGGCTGAGGCCGCGCGCGCGGCCGCTGCGGCCCGCACCGCCGGCGGCGTCAAATCCGGGGCGCGCCGCAAGGCCGAAGAAGGCCGCGCGCCGGGAGCCGCCGCGCGCGACATCATGACAGGTGTGCGCGAGACACCGCGCCAGGTGGCGGGCGGCTTGCGCGATGCGGTCCAGGCCGCCATCAATCTCGGCGACTGGCTCGCCGATACGATGGAACAGGTGGCTCCGCTCGGCGGCGTGCAGGTTTGGCCGCCCGAATATATCCCGCCGGGCGATGCGCGCCTTGCGCGCGACAAGACCGGAGTGAAACTGCCGGACATCAAGACGGCGGACAGCGCAACCGGCAAGGTAGTGCGGGAAGTCTCGCAATTCCTGACCGGCTTCGGCGCGGGCGGCAAGGTGATGGGGGCCGCGCTGAAAGAAGCGCCCAAGATCCGCGCCGCCGTGCAAGGCGCGCTCGCGGATTTTTCGGCCTTCGATGCTCATGAGGAACGTCTGGCGAACCTGATCCAGAAGGTGCCGGAACTGCAAAACCCGGTGACGGAATTTCTGGCGGCGAAGGCCGGCGAGGGGGAAATTGAGGGGCGGCTGAAACGCGCCCTTGAGGGCCTTGGCCTCGGCGTCATGGTCGAGGGCATGATGCGGTCGCTGAAATACATGCGCGACGCGCGGCGCGCGCAGGCGGACGCGGATGCGCAATTGCTGGCGCGAGAGGAGGCCAGAGCGCCGGAAGCCGGACCGATGAACCTGCTCGGCGATGAAGCCGCGCCGCTGACCGCCGACGCGGAGATGGTGGCGCGCCTGATCGAAAGCACGCGCGCGCGCCAGCAGGCCGCCAAGCTGAAAAAAGGCGTTAACGAGAGTGATCCCGGCGTGCCCGATGACGTGGCCGCACGATCGCTGACGCCGGACGGCGGCCTGACGCCGCTATGGGACGGCGACAAAAGCGTTTTTGTCAATTTCTCGCGCATCACTTCTACGTTCGATGTGCAGCGGGTCATCAAGGATGCCGCCAACGCCTTCAAGAGCGACATCGACGCGGCGCGGCGCGGCGTGCGCAGCAATGAACAGACCTTGAACGCGGCCGGCTCTGTCGATGCATGGGATGCGCTGATGAAGCGCCGGCAGGGCGCGCCGATGAATGCCGAGGAAAGCGTGGCGGCGCGGCGGCTGTGGGAAGCAAGCGCCGCAAAGCTGATGACTGTGGCGGACACGGCGGCCAGGACGGCGACCCCTGAAAACCTGTTTCAGTTCCGCAAAATGCTGGCGGTGCATCACACGATCCAGAAGGAGGTGGTCGCCGCCCGCACCGAAACCGCGCGCGCTCTGCAAAGCTGGAAAATCCCGGTCGGCGGCGGCGGTGCCGAGCGCCTGCAAGCGATCGAGAATATCCTCGCATCACATGGCGGGGCCGAAGTGTCGGCCTTGCTCGCCTCGCGCATTGCCGCGCTCAGGCGGTCGCCGAACGGGCTGGCCGCTCTTGACGGGATGGTGAACCGTGGGGCCTTCGCCAAGTCGGTCGATGTGGTGAAGGAGATTTTCATCAACTCCATCCTGTCCAACCCGCAAAGCCATGTGGTGAACATGATGGGCAACACCGCCGGAACGCTGATCAATATGGTGGAGCGCGCGGCGGCGGCGCGCTATTCGCAATTGCTCGGCTCCGGCGACGTGCAAGTGGGCGAGGCGGCCGCCCTCGCATTCGGAATGAAGCAGGGCACGCGCGAGGGATTTAGGCTGTTTGTCGCCGCGCTGCGCACCGGCGAAACCCAATTCGGCGCGACTACAGCCAAGACGGCGGATCTCGGCTATCAGCGCGCAATCTCGGCCGATGCCTTCGATCTGCCGCGCTCCGAAGGATCCTTGCGCTCGCTCGACGCCTGGCGCGATCGGTCGAACTGGCTTGGTAATGCGGTCGATGGCCTGTCCACGATCGTCAACGGGCCGGTGCGCTTTCTCGGCGCAGAGGACGATTTTTTCAAGGCGCTCGGCTACCGGATGGAGGTCAACGCGCAGGCCTTCCGGCAGGCGCAGCGCGAGGTGCATGACGGATTGCTGGCGCGCGATTTGGTCAATGCCCGCATCGCCGAACTGGCCGCCAATCCGCCGGAGCATATCCGGCTGGCGGCGACGGACGCGGCGCTTTACCAGAGCTTCACGCGCAAGCCGGGCGTTGTGGTCGAAGGCCTGAACAGGATGGACGCCCGCCTTGCCACCCATTCGCCGGCGGGCCAAATTGGCTCGCTTGCCTTGCGGCTGACCGTGCCTTTCCGCAACACGCCGGCGAACCTGATGAAGTTCACTTTCGAGCGCACGCCGCTGGCACCGCTCATGCAGAGTTACCGCGAAGCGGTGGCGCGGGGCGGGGCCGATGCCGATATTGCGTTCACGCGCATGGCGCTCGGCTCGATGGTGCTGCTTGGCGCGCTCGACCTGGCCTTTGACGGTCACCTGACTGGTTCCGGGCCGAAGGAAAAGGACAGCAATCGTGGCACGCTGGAAACCATGAAGCGATCCGGCTGGCAGGAATACAGCGTGAGGATCGGCGACAAATATGTTTCTTACAAGCGCAGCGATCCCGTCGGGATGACGCTCGGCATCGCCGCCGATCTGGCGGAAATCATCAACAATGTCGAAAGTCTGCCGGAGGATAGGATTGAACAGTTTTTCGAGGTGACGGCCGCCGCCACCGCAACCTTCGGCAATCTGGTGCTGGACAAAAATTATATGTCCGGCCTCTCGGATTTCATCGACGTGCTGCACAATCCGCGCAAGGCCCCGAATTTCATCGAACGCATCGGCGCGAGCCTGACGGTGCCCAATGCGTCCACCATGTTGCGGCGCGGCGTTGACGATAACATGCGCTACACTCACGATCTGGTGACGCGGATGAAGGAGCGCGTTCCGGGCCTGTCGTCGGAATTGCCGCCGGCGCGCGATATGTGGGGGCGCGTGCGCAAATATCAATCCGGTATTGGCACGGTCTATGACGCGCTCTCGCCCTACTACGCCAAGACCTATCAGCCGGAAGCGATCGACGCCGAGGCGTTGAAGCACGATTTCAATCTGATGATGCCGAACTGGAAACTCGGCGACCGGGCGCTGCGCAACCATCCCGAGGTCTATTCGCGGCTGCTTGAGGTGCGCGGCACGATGAAGCCGAGCGACATGGGCGACGGCGCGAAGGCCAAGGTGCTGATCGAGAAGTATGGCGACGTGCCCTTGCTCGATCTGCTCAATTCGATCGTCACCGGAGAAAACACCGAGGCGCGCCTGACCGGGCGGGGCAAGAAGCGTGCGCCGGGACCATCCTTGAGCGAAAGTTACGCGGCGGCCGAGGGCGGCCGCAACGGCGGTAAGGACAAGATGATCACTCGCATCGTGTCCGATTATGGCCGGGCGGCGGCCGAGCGCACCATGAAGGATTTTCCCAAGCTGTTCCGTGAGACAGTGCCGGCGGACGGCGACGGCGAGGCCGATTAGGCCGGGCGGGACGGGGCTTTGTCCGGCAGGGCCTTGGCCCCGACGATCATGCCGAGCATCCACAGCCCAAGGCCGGGCAACAGGCAGGCGATCGCACCGGCATAGCCGAAAGCGCCGCCGATCGCGGCGGCAATGTCGGTCAGCCACCACATGGCCGTGGCGGGCTGTCCGAAGATGGGCCAGCCAAAGACGAGGCCCGCCGCAAACAGCGCCGCGCCAAGGCCGCGCAAGGCGATTGAAAGGGTCCGCAGCGCCAGGGTCCGCATCCTGCAAAGCTAGGCGGCCGTGATTGACGGCGCAAGGGCGGCATTAGGGTGCGATCCGGCGCCACAGAGGGATCCGCCCATGCTCGTTTCCAGCGAAAGCCCCGGTTATGCCGAGGTGAATTGGACCGGCGTTGAAACGATCTTTTCCCCGGCCGGCCTCATCTGCGAGGACAAGGCGCATGTCACGGTCAAGTACCGCGATGCCGCCGACGCCGTTTCGACGCTGACCGATGGCGTGCATCTGACGCTGACCCGCAACGCGACAACCGGCGCGGTCACGGCCGAGCCGGTGGCGATGCCGGCGGCTCCGGGCGAGGTGATTTTCGAGCGCGATACGCCTGCCGTCCAGGGCACCAATTTTCAAAATCTCGTCGGCTACGATGCCGCCCTGCATGAAAAGCTACATTCGCGGGGAATGATGATCGCGGGCGAGTTGCGCCGCGACCAAGCCACGATCTTGGCGGCCGCCGAGGATATTCCGGCGACGCTGCAACAGGCGCAGAGCCACGCCACCACGGCCGGCCAGCACAAGGACGCGGCCGCCGCGAGCGCCGCAGCGGCAGCGAATTCCGCCGCCGCGCTGATGGGCACCTCCCTGACCAGCCGCACCATCGGCATCGCCAACGGCGTCGGCTTCGTCACCCAGGCCGGCAAGCAATTCAACGCTGGACAATATGTGCTGATCGTTGATGCGGCCAATCCGCTGACCAAGCAGATGCATGGCGTCATTGCGTCCTATGCCGGAACGGCTTTGAGCGTCGATGTCAGCTATGCTGTCGGGTCCGGCACGATCGCCGACTGGATCATTTTTGTTTCGTCGCCGCGCGGCCCGATCGGTGAACAAGGCCCGGCCGCGATCGCCAAGCGTGTTGTCCGCTTCCGCACCACAGCCAACGTCAATCTCGCCGGCGGCGGCCTGGCCGCCGGCACCTCCCATGACGGCGTGAGCGCCGTTGCCGGGGATCTGGCTTTTGTCGCAGCGCAATCGGCTCCGGCGGAAATAGGCATCTATGTCGTCCCGGCGAGCGGCGCGGCGTCGCGACACGGCGATTACAATACCTGGATTGAAATTGTCGAGGCGGGCCTGATCGGCGTGCAAGAAGGTTCGGCCTATCCCGATACGCTGTGGCAATTCACCGCCAATGATGGCGGCACGCTCGATACCACGGCCGTCACCTTCAAGCAGATCGACACGCTGGCGAGCGAGACGGTTGCGGGCAAGGTAGAGCATGCCACGGTCGGCGAAATCCGGTCATCGGCGGCCGGCAATCTTGCCGTCACGGCTGAAAAAATCGAAAGCGCCTCGGCCCCCGTCGCACTGACCGATGCCGCAACCGTCGCGGTGGATTGGGATACATTCATCAATGCCTCGCTGACGGTTACGGCCAATCGCGCGATCGGCAATCCGACCAACGGCCAGCCCGGCACATGGCGCACCATCATGGTGCAAGGCAACGATGCGACCGATCGCACCATCACCTTCGGCAATCAATTTCTCGGCGACGTGCCGGTAATCGCCGATTGCGATAATGGCCGCTGGTATCTGCTGACGATCTTTTGCGTCACCGCGACCCATTTTGTGGTGTCGGCCAAGAAGGCGAACGGTAGCTGATGGAATACGCCCCGCCGCCGAAACTCTGGACGCCGGCAAGGCCTGCCATCATCCGGGCCGCCAGTATGGAAGATGTTGCGCGCATGGAGCGCAAGGCCAATGTTGTGCCGGGCATGTTCCCGGCCGGCGCGATTGCGGGCGGCCTGTTGCTCATCAGCGTCGGTGGGACGGCTTCGGCATCCAGCGATGTGGGCGGCCTGGTGGCTGCAAACGCATTCGACAACAACAACAGCTTGGCGTGGGTTTCAAGCGTGGTCCCGTCCAGCACGCCGCAAGTGCTGAAATACCAGCTTCCAGCGGCCCGCGTCGCCAAACGCTATTCTATTCTGGCTTGGAGTTCGGCCACAAGCGGCTCCGCGTTCAACGACCGCGCGCCGAAAACCTGGACGTTTGACGGCTCGCCCAATGACAGCACTTGGACGACGCTCGACACGCAAACCGGCGTTGCGGCGTGGGGTGATGGCGAAATGCGAACCTACAATTTTGTGAACACGACCGCCTATCTCTATTACCGCATACGCATCACGGCCGAGCAGACCAACCCGAATTTTTGCTGCGTGACCGACACCTATTGGTACGGGGTCTAATCGAGCGCAGGCAAGGCGATCGCCACCGGCCGCGCCGGCACGTCTTGGCGCAGATGAAGTTTGCGCATCAGCGCGATGTCGTCGGACAGCGCAAAGCCGTCATAAGCGGCGACGCTTCGTGTTTCCGCATAACGCTGACAGGCCGCGCTCATTGCGGCGTTGAGATCCGCGGTTTGCCGTCCATAGATACGCTCCACCTCGCGCGGGCCAAGCGACACATGCGAGCGAATGATGCGTCGGCTGCAATCCGCGCTCTCGCCGTGAAAAGGTGTGGATCCGTGGACAGACAGCGGGCAATCGAAGAACGCGAACAGGGATCCGCGCCGGAATGGCGCGTCATAGACGCGATCGAGTTTTCCGTGCGAGCCGGACAGCACATTGCCGAGTTGGTTATCAAAATCCAGGTCCACCGGCCGATAGAGCGAGGTTCCGCGATCCTCGCGGCCGATGTCGTCAATGTAGAGCAAAAACGTGAATACCCAATTGGGGGCCGCCGCATGACTGTGCGGGGTGTGTTCCACAAACCCCTTCTCGGCCTCCAGACACATCAGCCTGTGAATTTGCAGATTGATCGTGTCGGGACAATCGCTGCCGAATTTCGCGGCGATATAGGGTGCAAAGGCGGTGGCCAGGCCGCGATAGATGGCCGTGATCGGGCCGCGCAATTGGGCTTTCCAGAACGGTGCGAGCGATCGCGGAAGCGATCTGAAATTGATCGTGTCGTCTGTGATGAATTCCAGGAACGACCGATCCAGCCCCGCGCCTTCATCGGCCATCGCCTTGCGCGCCGGCCAGTGCTGCGAGATCGCGTCGCATTCCGAAGGTGTAAGCAAATGCGAGGCGTATAGGTAGGGGACGGGGACCGTCTCGACTGTTGCGGATGCGACGGTCTTTTCAATTTCCTCAGAACGGCGGGTGTTGGTGCGGTGCCAGAAGAACATGGCATTTCCCCATTTTTCTGATGTGCAATCATTCTACCGCATCCGGCCGGGCGACGATACCGCCCCCCGTGATTGACGGCCTCCGGGCGGGTGCATCCTGCCGCCTTCCGATGGGAGGCCGGCGATGCGGCTTGTCGAGAATTGGTGGGTGGTTCTGACCCGCGCATGGAGCGTGCGGCTGATGCTCGCCGCCGCCTTGCTCTCCGGCGTAGAGGTTGCAATCGCAGCCCTCGGAAATGTCTTTGGCTGGCCGACCGGCCTGTTCGCCGCCCTCTCCGGGCTGGTGACGGCCGGCGCGCTGATTGCGCGCGTGGTCTTGCAAGTCAAGATCGGTGGCGAGCCATGAGCCGCATCCGCGCCAGGGGTGCCGTCACCGGAATTGGCCTGATGCTCGTCGTCCTGGTCGGCGGTTTCGAGGGATTGCGGCTGTATTCGTATCAGGATGTGGTCGGGATATGGACCGCCTGCTACGGCGAAACCAAGAACATGCGCGCCGGCCTGCGCTTCACCAAGGACGAATGCGACCGCATGTTTGTCGGCTCGCTGGTCGAGCATGAAATGGGAATGCGCGCCTGTCTGCGCGCGCCCGACGCCGTTCCCGACAAGGTTTATGTCGCCTTCGTCTCGCTGACCTACAACATCGGTGTGGCGGCGTTCTGCCGATCGACGCTGGCGCGATATGTCAACGCCAACGATCTGAGCGCCGCTTGCGATGAAATCCTGAAATGGGATCGCGCCGGCGGAAAGGTCGTGCGCGGCCTGACCGTGCGGCGGCAGAAAGAACACGTCCTATGCAAACAGGGGATTTCCGCATGATACCGCTTTCCGGCCTTTCGGTCGCTGCGAAACTCTGGAGCCTTGCCGGTGCCGTCGCGGTTCTCGGCCTGCTCGGTTGGGCCATTCACACCAAAATCTGGAATGCCGGCCATGCGGTCGGACGGCAGGAGGCCATCAATGAAATTGCTGCGCAGGATGCAAAAGCTGTGGCCGCACTCAAGGCGGCTTATGCTCGTTACAACGAGTGCCGTAGCCGTAGCGGGCTGTGGCGCTGGGAGCAATCTACCGGCCAGTGTGTCGGGCGGTGAGGCCAAGCTAATCCCGCAGGTCGAGCATGCCGCCTGCGGGCAGACAAGCTACGACCAGGCCATTCTTGACAAGACGGTTGAGGCCGGCGTGATCGCTGGCCATCCGCGACCGCTGCCGCGCGAATGTCCGTATGAACCGGCGGATATTTTCGCCGCGCCTTCGGGTGGCAAGATCGAGCCGGTTCCGGTGCCGCAGGCCAAGCCCGAACCGCCGAAGAAAGGCAAGATCCGGCGTACGATCGACAAGTGGCGCGGTGTGTGATGGCACCGCGACAGAGCAACAACGCGCTTTTGTTGCAATTGGTCGCCGATGTGGGCGGCCTGAAATCGTCGGTCGGCCATGTCGTGGAAGCGCAGAAGCGTGCGGACGGAAAACGCGCTGACGTTTACCGGGAAATCGGCAATTGTCGCCGCGACATTGCCTCGCTCAAGCAGGATCAGGCGGTGACGAAGGACAAGGTGGTGCGGATGGAACCGATTGTGACCGCGCTGGATCAGCGTCACCAGCGCCGCATCGGTGCCGGCGTGTCGCGCAAGCAGATGTGGATTGTGACCTCCTTCATCGTCACAACCTTGACGGCGATTGCCGCGAAATTCACGGCGCTTGGGGATTTTCTCGTCCGGCAATGGCCGTTCCGGTGATGTGCGACAAACCGGCACAAAAGGACATAAAAAGGCACAATTTGCGACAAGCAGCCTGAGATATTTCAAGGGCTTAGGCCACAGGCCGCATGCCTCTTAATCAGTAGGTCCAAGGTTCGAATCCTTGTGCGCCCACCAAATCCCGGTCGACACACACCCAGGCATTGTGGGCTTTTGTTCGAAGGCG